AAAGGGATTTAATGCCATTATCCTATCATATCTAGAGGTGGTAATTCATAAGTATTGGACATCATCTCTCTTATAATTTCAAGATCTTTCATTCCATCTTCATAGATTGCTCGACCATCAAGTTCAACTCCACCAGGAAGTTTTACTCCTTGGAACTTGATTAAGTTTTGACCCCACTGTCTTTTTAAATTAGCAGTAAAATATTTCTTTAAAAATGAATCATTCCAGACTCTTGTATAATCATTTGGATCAAGAGCTCTAAAGCAATCCAAAATCAACCAATCCCCTACAGTAACACTTTCCCAATCAATATCCAAATATAATCTATCTTGTCTTTGATTAAATCTTATGTGCTTTTCAGTGGTTAATAAAAAATCAATATCGGACAAATATGTCTTGGTCATTGCATAACTTAAAAGACCATTATATCCAAGATTAAATGCAACATCATTTAAAAATAACTGATATTTAACACTGAACATATTGTTACTAACAGTGTTACTACCATCAAAACGAAATACCTTGTAAACACCAATAACAGCAGGTGGTATTTGTAAATAATTACTATTCTCTTTCCAATCAAATTCAACTGATACTCCATCAATAGTTGAGGATGCAGTAGTCGTGGTTATCCCTGTAACATTAGCTTGTGTTGGGCCCTTTCCTCTATCAACATCTGCTTGTGTAAACTGATATTTTAAATATGTCTGAGCAACTCCATCAAAATGCCTTTCTTGGAAATATTGAATAGAATCATCCAATATATCCTCTACTTGCTCATCCGCAACATTAATTTCAAGCACAGGAGCACCTAACTGCCTTTTAGCATAATCTATTAACTGAGCTCTACTTGCTGGTTGTGCCATGTATTTACTATTCCTGTGAAATTATTTAGGAAGGTGCAGAAGAGATACCTGCTTTAACTATAATAGAACCCTGAACTAACCTATAAATCGTAGATGCTGTAGATACCCTACTGAAGGTTACAGCGGTACCAGGAAGGATCTGAGACGATGATGTGAAGGCAGTTCCTACCTCAACGGTATTACCAGTAGAAACGGTAACTACAGGCACATCCGTAAGTTTATCCCCGATAGAAATAGAATCCCCAACAGCAACATTAGTAACCTTATTCAGGGTAAATGTTGTTGTACCAATACCTGCAGTACTTCCTACTGAAATAGCAGTTTCTAAAACATTTGTAGTATTAGAAGAAGAAGCAGAATTAACTAAAATATCATAAACATATCTTCCTCCTGCTAAATTTCTAGTTGCAGTAGACCCTAAAGAAATTTCTATTTTTCCACCTGCTTCACTAGTAAATCCTACACTAAAAGTCGCAGCAACAATATCCGTAGCACCTACTGCAACACTCTTAATCATCTGAGAAGAACCACTATAATCAGTAAAGTTAAAAGCAGTTCCGTTAGGATTAGTTACTGTAAATATATTGCTGAAATTAGCACCGCCATTAATAGTCAAATTTGACTCATAAGGAGTTCCTGATGCAACATCAAATGTTATATTTTGATTAGCCATTTACTAACTCCTTGA